GAAAGATGCGTTTAACGAAAAAATGTTCACCGCAACCAACGCACTAACAGGATTGCCTTTTGAAGATTATCTCTTATACAGCAAGCGTTACGAAGAAATAACGGAAGAACAGGCGGTACAATTGCAAACGGATTATGCGCAGAAGAAAGCAGACCTCAATCCCACGATTGTAGAAGTTCCAGCACAGATTGCCGAAGAGCCAGCAGCAGTCGATACACCCCAAGAAGAAGTACCAACCACAGTCGTTGGATTGGATGGAAACAAAGCTACGGCAGAAGTGGTGGGAACAGAAGCGGAAGGAACTGTACAGCCAGAACCGCAAACCATCGAGCAAGTGGTAGGCCATATCGCCGAATTGAACCATCTCCTGTTTGTATTAGGCCATAATCATAGTGATTTAGTGGCAAGGGTGGAAGCTTTAGAAAAGGGAAAAAATTAAATGGGGCAAACTAGCTTAAAATTCGTTGAACAAAGACTGAGGGCGAGGATTAAAAAATCTGCATGGGTTAATTCTTGGTATCACGAATTGGTTGGTAAACGGTTTGAAGTTGAGCGAAACCCATTAGGATTAAAGCTCATTGAATCAGAAGCAGCCAAGGTTAGGGAAAAGCGTGGAGATCACAAGGACGCAGCCTATTACATCCGAGAAGATGAATGCAGCATTGTAAGGATTGAGGGAAACAAATGAAGCTACCCAATTGGATCGTACAGCGTTTTTGCAAGCATGAAAAAGTCTTGCGGAGTCAGGATGGGAGAGCCTTCCCATTCTGCCCTAAATGCGGGAAGAGGGGATAACGTGAGTAAAACCACAGACCTATTAGGCTTGTACCAATCCTACAAGCAAGCCATCTCTAGTTACAACGCGCACCATCCTTACCCTTGCGCTTCAATCGCGAATTACGGTGGAATGCCAAGCGGCCAAGGGGCTACAGAGTTTTTCTTTGCAAGGACAGGCAAGCCAGCAGACATGGGGTACTACAAAAAAGAGGATAACGAAGACTACGAGAAGTATAAGACAGTGGTTTGGGAAATAGAGCAAGCTTTAAACGCGCTAACCGAGGAACAGAAGTCCGTTGTGACGTTAAAGTGGGTTCACGGCCTCACCTTACGCGTTATATCAGAACGGAAGTATTACAGCATAGAAACGGTTAAAAGGCATCACAGAGGCGCGCTGGATCGTTTAGAAGTGGCCTTTCGGTTTACAACCGTACCGATCATAGTAAATATTGACACTTTTTTGACACTCTCCAAGTGATACTATTTTAATATAGGGTTAAGACATAGCGAACAGGGTGAATGTACAGCCTTTTCGTTAGTCTAATCCTGTCACATGTGAACGCACAGCGGGATCGTAAACCCGTTGAATACGTTGGGTATGACGAAGTGGTAACGTGGACGACTGTGAATCGTCTATGCGTTGGTTCGATTCCAACTATCCAAACTTAGAGAATTATGTCAGTGGTAGACTACGTCCCTTGGAAGGATGAGGCGCAGGTTCGATTCCTGCATTTTCTACCATAAGGACTTGGTGTAATGGTAGCACAGGAGCCTCCAAAACTCTTAGCGTGGGTTCGATTCCTACAGGCTTTGCCAATATTTGCTCAATGCTCAATCCCTCTCTAAAGCTTATACTAAGCTAAAGGAGTGGACAGCATGCAAATACTAGACCCAGTGGAAGCATTTATAACCGATTTACAAGCAAAGTTGGATGTAGCTTTAAAACTCATAGACAGTCAGAACGCGGCCGACATTGAATTACGGCAGGAATTAAAGACCGCGCAGGATCAGATATTAACGCCAAGAGAACAATTGGTACACGATCTCATAACGTCAGGCAAGAGTTGGGCAGCTACCAAGATTCCATATTTGTTTGGTGGTAGTAGCTCTCTAGGTGAAGATTGTTCTTTCTTTACAGAATCACTATACGGCCATTTCGGGATCGTTTTACCGAGAACGAGCTATCAACAATTCACGGTAGGAACGCCAGTAGGTTGGAACGACGTACAGCCAGGAGATTTATTATTCTTTAAGTATTACGCAACGGTCAATGCAACAACACACGTAGCGATCTGCATAGGCAACGGACAAATGCTGCACACCAACGCCGTACCGCAAACGTTTCATATCAGCGACGCAGCACCCAGTTTTAGCTCATTTGTAGGGGCTAAAAGAGTCATAGCATAACAGAGAGGATTAAAACGATGCATCCGACCATTGAAAACAATTTCAAGTATCATTCACCGAAAGACGGACAGCCTGAGACGTATGCAAATATACGAAATGCTGCAAAGATATTGGCGTATATTATCGAGGAAAATGTTCCGAACAGCCGTGAGAAATCGCTTGCCATGACAAAGCTTGAAGAAGCGGTTATGTGGGCAAATGCAGCAGTAGCAAGGAATTAAATCGTTGTACCGTGCAACCACTCCTTGCACATTACATACCTAGGCATCCTTAGAGAGAGGGATGTCTTTTTATTTACAAAAAAAAGAGTCTACACCGTAGACCCTCTTTTGCAGTATCCGATTCTAACTCTCATCCCTTGTACATAGGTAAAGGCCGTTTGCAGAGGATGAGACGAATCACAATTTATGCTATTGCAGGTTTTACAGTACGTTTTCATAGAAATCTCCTTCAATTCAATGTTATTTTAACTATAAGGGATAAAAACAGACAAGACATGAGTCAAAGGACTTAAAGTTTCGACAAGATTAGACAAGAGATCGTAATGCCGTATTCTTGCAGAGAGCGTTTATTCATCCGTTTACGGCGGTCCCGATTCTCACGCCATTCTTCACCGGATAGCGAAGGAACTTCTTCTACAAGCATTAAGTAAGCGTTGATAAGGCATTGTTCCATGTTCATCATCCTTTCTAGTCTCATCAGTGCTGACTCTATCAGCAGACCCCGAATGGTTTCGACTTATGGTCTCACGGGCAACTGCTGATTTAATCTTGCTAATTCGCGTTCCCATGACTCGATTTCCTTCTGTACATAGGGACCTTTATTCTTATAATCTTTAGAAAAATAAAGTTTCCAAGACTGCAAGAGTTCTTTATAGTGGCGAATAATGTTCTCGCAGGCTTCAATTTTGCTTTCTAGCGTTTCGTTCATAATTTTTACTCCTTCTAGTTCGGCATCCTTTGTTGCCTGCAACCTTATGAACCTAGAATAGCACAGTTTAAAACTGTGTGTCAATAGGGTAACTAAAAAAAAGAAAAGAGCCTTATTTAGACTCTTTCAGCATCTTCTCCTTACATAGTACGTTTAAGTAGCTGCTTATTGAAGCATCACGCTTCGGAGCTTTGTCTGCAAGCCACTTATGCACGTCTGGCAGTAGATAAATAGTTTCCTTTACTTTTAAAGCATCCTGGGCTAATTTAGGCCGCCCCATAGTATCACCTCCTATTGCTAATATAGCACAATTAAAAACAGTTATCAACTTTAAATACTTGTTGACTAATGTTTTAAACAGTGTTATATTAAAGGTATCAAATAGCAGGAGGAAACGATATGACGAAAGCTAAAATTGCTAAGTTCTTGAAGGATGCTAAGAAGGTCGAAAAGATGCAAGCCAAAATGAGGGAAATGAACGAGCAGATTTATCAAATACAGAAGGATAGCTCATGGGTTAGATATTTAAGCCAAGAGTTTCACGATACGCACAAAATGAATGAAGAACAACAAGAGGAATTTACTAAAGCTTACTCAACAATCATTCATGCGGAAGTCAGATAAAATCAACTATATTAGGAGGTAAAGAGAATGAACCCTACAGCCGAAGAAAAAGAACAAGTCGAATACGCAAAGGCAGAAGAAGAATTTGAGAGATACCAAGAAGCATTAAGGGAAACCTTTTACGAAGGTCGCATGTAACTATATATCACCCCCTCGAAGCGCTCAGGCGCTTTTTTTGTTATCCTAAAGGAGTGAAATCCATGTACGAAGTAAACATGACCGCAGAACAACTAAAACTACATCCCACGCCCCACATTGCCCTAGAAGCCCTAAGAGATCAATTAAAAGCGCTTCTAGACGAAGACCAACAGAAGTATGAATGGTACGTTATACACAGCACCAACGCAGATACAGGATTTAGAATGACCGCAGAACTGGACGAAGCAAGAAAGCAACACTTTATAGCGAATCCGTTATGACGAAAAAGGATTCTACAAAAACAGATAGAGGTGAATGACCATGGCAGGAGGACGGCCAACCAAATACAAAGCAGAATATGCCGAACAAGCCTATAAGTTTTGTTTGTTGGGGGCTACCGATGCTAGATTAGGCGAATTCTTTGAAGTTGACGAAGCAACAATACACCGATGGAAGCATGATCATAAGGAGTTTTGCGACTCCATTAAAAGAGGGAAAGAAGTAGCAGACGCTGAGATAGCTCATTCTTTGTTTCAACGAGCGAGAGGATACAGTCATGCAGCTATTAAAATGTTTAATAACCAAGGTGTAATCATAAGCGAGCCTTACACGGAACATTATCCACCGGACACAGGTGCAGCAATGGCTTGGTTGAAAAATAGGCAACCAAATCATTGGCGTGATAAACAAGAAGTGGAGCATAGCGGCACAGTGGAATACACGATCAAGCCGCCGCCTATGCCGTGATAACGATAAACTTTGAAAACCTTCCGCAGGTCACCAATAAGGTGTTTTACCCGTTCTATTTTAACCAATCGCGTCACTTAGTCTTAATGGGCGGTGGCGGTTCGGGTAAATCAAAGTTCTCGGCTCAAAAGATCATCTATCGAATGCTTGCAGAAAAGAATCATCGTTTCATGGTGGTTCGCAAGGTTGGCGATACCTTAAGAGATTCGGTATTTGCCGATCTAATCAAGGTTATTGTTGAATGGGGCTATGAGGATTTATTCTACATTCCGAATGGCCGAAGCAGTGAGATATACATCAGATGCAAGCTAAACGGCAATGAGATCTTATTCTATGGCTTGGATAAGGTGGAGAAAAGAAAGTCCATCGAAGGTATAACAGGTCAATGGATCGAAGAAGCCAGCGAGCTAACTGTAGATGATTATCGGCAGCTTAATATAAGGATGCGTGGTAAGGCGAATTACAATCAACAAATTATTAGTTTCAATCCCATCAACATTAACCATTGGTTAAAAGTGGAATTTTTTGATAAGACAGATCCCGATGTCACCACAAGCAAGACCACATATAAAGACAATCCTTTTCTGGATGAAGGAACGAAGAAAGAGTTATTAGCTTTTAAAGATACAGATCCATATTACTACACCGTTTATGCACTTTCTGAATGGGGCGTACTAGGCAAGACAATCTTCCCTAAACAGATCGTGAGCGAAAGAATCGCCTACTTGAGAGACAAGAAGCCGCTTAAACAGGGCTATTTTCTCTTTCATTACGAGTACGACACCTTTAAGGACATTGCTTGGGTGAACGATCCCGACGGACAAATTAAGATTTACGAAGAACCTAGAGCCAACTATCCCTATGTACTTGGGGGCGATACTGCCGGCGAAGGATCGGATTTCTTTAGCGGGCATGTGGTTAACAACATTAGCGGCAATCAAGCAGCCGTATTGCACCAGCAGTTTGATGAAATTGACTATGCCAAGCAAATGTACTGCCTAGCCCAGCACTACAACAAGGCTCTCGTAGGGATCGAAATCAACTTCTCTACCTACCCCATAAGGAAGTTTGAAGAGTGGCGCTATCCTAAGATTTACATGCGGGAAACAGAGGACAGCATTACTCACAAACTCCAGATGAAGTTTGGCTTTGTCACAGGCAAGCACACAAGGCCGTTAATCATTGCGGAGCTCGTAACCTTCGTTAAAGATGCCTGCAACCTCATTAACGACATTCAAACCTTAGAGGAGATGCTTACCTTTGTGAAGAACGAACAAGGCAAGGCAGAAGCACAGGAGGGCGCTCTCGATGATCTATTAATGGGCTTAGCGATTACCCATCACATTCGGGATCAGCAGTCATACAGCGTGGAGAACAAGGGCAAGTTTAACATCAGCCATCTTGCAGAAGATATGCAGCAGGACTACAAGAGGGCCGATGAAGCAACAAGGATTGTCATGCGCGAATTATGGGGACTTAATAAGGCAAATTAGTACAATATGTATCGTTAGTTCTTCACTTTAGAAATAAAAGGGACTGAATTATGATAAGAATCTGCTTAGTTTGTTATAGTTCGTTCACAACGAGAGACAGGATAGAATGTTGCGGTTTGAGCGCATTCTTAGAAGAAGATAAGATTGATGTAATCAAGAATAAGCTAAAAGAAGGATTAAGCCATGAGATAACAGTAGTTGATTTTCCATCCATAAAGATTAAGAAAGACCGCAAGAACAAAGCGACCAAGAAGCTAAAGCTTGATGAGAGATTAGCGGCATTGAAGAGAGATAAGTTTAAGTGTACTAAATGTAAAAGCAAGCAAGGACTGCATGTTCATCACATCATTCACCGTAAAAATGGCGGAACTAACGAGGAAGATAACCTTCTAACCTTGTGCGAACTCTGCCATGCCGAAGCCCACAGAGGCGAACCTGTTTACAATATTATGATTAAGAAACTATTTCAGTTTAGCAATTGTTAGTTAGTTAAAGTTTTATACAAAACGTATCAAAACGGAGGCATTTATGAAGATAGCAGAACTGCAAGATCATTTCAAAGATTACTATATGAGCAACACAACAGCAGCAGGAATTGGATGTTATAAAGAAGTGGTTATTAGAACATCAACCGACCATAACTCTGCATTTGGTTACCCCGATGGAAACAACAGAACTTGCAGCGTGGAAAGCTTAGTACAAACCCATCAAGATCAAGTTTGGGAAGAAGAAGCCAAGCACGTGGAGGCAGCTAAGTACATTCGCCTATTGCCTGAGATTCGAAAGCATCTAGACGAAGATGGCGAGTTTAGCGGTGTATACTCCATTCGTTCGCGGATTCAGTTTGGAAGAGTGGGCGAGTGCATCACGATACAGCAAGCAGAGAATCTAAAAGAGTTAGGCTGGAGATTAGAATAAGGGGTGTTAATTATGATTGACTTGTCCAAAACGAAAGCAGAAGTATCCGTACAGCAAGTAGATAAGACCTATGAGATTCGTTTCCTACGTGGCAGAAGATTAAACGTACTGCAATGCACGGATGAAGTATTGCCGTCTGTCCTAAGTCAAATCTTAAAAGATGGGCATACGATTACTAAGGTTACATTGTTATGAGTCTCATGGATGGCGTTAAGAAAGCGGTGAAGTCAGTGAAAAAAGCAATCAAAGCCTTTGAAGCACCGGCACGCTCCCAAGAACTGCTCAACTGGCAAAAGAAGCTAGAAGTCGCCAAAGCAGGGCAAGACTTGACCTTAATGGACAAGCGCGAATACCTCTATATGGGCGATCCAAGAGTAGATAGAAACATTAACAGTGCTACAACACCGCAGAAGTCGTCTAACAACGTTTACAACATCGTTTATGAGTTCATCGAGAGTCAAGTAAGCAGTCAGATCCCCATGCCGCAGGTCAAGTCAAAGCGTGAAGGATTCGAGCAGCAGGCGCAGATGATAGGCGATGCCATTTCAAATGATCTAAAGGAAAGCAACATTGAAACCATCAACGATCAAAACGAGCGCATCACGCCGCTACAAGGCTTTTCATTAGTGGAGGTATGCTGGAACCCTGACTATCAACATCACCTGTACAAAGGGGAAGTAGAGCTTTACGGACGGCACCCGAAACAGTTAGTAGGGCAGCCGAAAGTATACAGTTTGCAGAAGATGGACTTTTTTTTCATTTTATCGGATGTGAGTCATGATTACGTTTGGCGAAGGTACAACAAGAATTTAGATGGTGAGCAAGAACAATACCCAGAAAACACAAGGCTGTACGATGCTGGCACGCTTGCGAATAGTGGCATTACCCAACGTTCCGGAGGGGAAGAAGATCAAGAGCCACTTACAGAGATTGTGTGCTGGTACAAGGACGATAACGGCGACTACGGCAAATTCGTTTGGATCAACGATATTGAACTGGAAAACCTACCACGTTACTTCTACCGCCGAATCAATGGCAAGATTGTCGAAGAAGAAACGCTTACGGATGATGTAATGGGGCAAGATGAAAACGGCCAACCGATCAAGATTGCAAGTGCTGGCGAAAAGGTGCCTTACTTTGTGCCGACTCGATACCCTGTATCGGTCAGAATCAACGTTCCCCGAAACTTTGCTTTCGGCGGTCAATCGGATATGGACGTGATTCGCGATCAACAGGACTCGATTAAGAGAGTCGTTCACAAGATGGAAGAAAAGATTGTTAGAGGCGGTTCAATTATCAAAGCACTGGAAGATCATTCCTCTTTCGACAAAGTGACCGATGAGATCTATCAGATCGTGAAAGGCTCCCAAGCTGAATTAATGGCGATTGGAACATTAGACTTGACCGCAGACATCAGCAAAGACCTCACGTTTGTCCAAGAGATGTACAAGTTTGCTCAGAGCATGTTAGGCGTGACGAACTCCTTCCAAGGCAAGCCAGACGATACCGCCATATCAGGGGTAGCCAAGCAGATTCAAGTGCAGCAAGCTTCAGGACGTATGCAATCCAAGGCATTCAACAAGTATGTGCATTACAAAGAGATATTTGAGATCATGTTTCAGTTCAAGTTGGCGTTTTATGACGAACCGCGTCCTTATATGGCGCAGGATGTCAACGGGCAAGATACCTACGGCCATTTCGATAAGTATCAGTTATTGCAACGGGATAAAACAGGTCAATTGTACTACAACACTGACTTTGTGTTTGGTTCCGATGGTTCCGCAGGCTTGCCGAAAGACCCCATGTTTCTGTTTAATCAAGCCTTGGCGTTCTTACAAGCCCAAGCGTTGGACGTTGTGCAGTTTTGGAGTCTGTTAGAGTCGTTGCAGTTCCCACAAGCGAGTAAGTTTAAGAAGCAATGGGAGCAAAAGATGCAGCAACAACAGCAAGACCAAGGACAGCAACAGCAATATGAGACTCAAATACAGCAGGATCAACAGAAGATCCAAGCCGATGCTCAGGAAATGGAAGTCTTAAACGAGATGGTGAAACTCCTAACCGAGGCCGTGAAAGACGCGCAAGCGGGTGATGTGCAAGCAACCAACCAAATCATGCAACAGTTAGAACAAGTGCAGGAGAAGGAACACAGCCAAGGTCTAGCGACCCAAGGACAGCAGATGCAAGCCCAGCAGCAACAACAGGGAGCAGACCAACAGCAACAAACGGCACAGAATCAAATGCAGATGCACCAAGATAAGATGGCGTTAGAGCATCGTAAGTTAGATGTAGCCCAACAGCAGCAGAAGCAGGTGGTGAAGACAAATGGCAAAAATAGTCAGGTTTAGATCAAAGCAGGACAACCTCATTGAAAGTGTGGAGCAACTTTTGGAACGGGCAAAGAATGGCGAGTTTATTAACTACGTGTTTGCTTCAAAACTACCTGACGGAAATATTGCCACAGGATGGTGTAATGCCGATGTGGGTGAACGTAATGAACTTTGCTCTCACTTGGAAGTGGATATTATGATGTCTGTCGTAGAAGCAAATGCGGATAGAATTATTGAGTGGATATGAAAGGCGGTGAGCAAATGAAAGGTAAACCAAACGCGTCTGCAATGAGGGCGGGATCGGTCAAGGCTAGCTTAGACAAGAAGTTACAGCAAGCCATGCTAAAGGACAGCAAGCAAACACAGATGCCTAAAAAGAAGAAGTAACTGGGAACGGCTGAAACGCTTAGTTCCCTTTTCTATGTTCAGTCCATTTGAAAGGTGGTGAAACACATGGGTGATGCCAAAAATGGCGGCGGTGGCTATAAAGTTCCTTCGTCGGGAACAGGCAAGATTGTCGCACCGAACGCGATTATCAAGAATCAAACTGCCCCTAAGAAGACAACGGGTGGTGATTTAAGAAGCAAGTAACACAAATCGCGTGGGATCGCAGCTAAAACCCAAAAGGAGATTATTATGAACCAACTAAGCAGCAACAGGGAAGAAGCCGCTGACCTTCCACAATTCCGTTACAAATTAAACCTTCAACTCTTTGCAGAAGAAAACGAAATCCCTGCCTTGGAAGACTCGAAAGAGTTCAAAGAGGATTTAAAAGGCTTTAACGAGTTTGAAGACAAGGTAGCCAAGTACACCGAGACCCGTAAAGCACAGGAAGTCGCCAAAGAAGCTGCAAAGATCGTTGAAAAGCCCAAAGAAGATAAGCCTGAACCGGTGGAAAAAACAGAAAAACAGGAAGTCGTGACCCCTGACAAACCGAAACAGGATGCAGAAACAAACAAAGCATTCCAAGAGATGCGGCAGAAACTCGAACTAGCGGAGAAAGAAAAAGCCGCAGTAGAGGCGAAAGTCAAGAAAGCCGATGAGCTTATTTCACAGCAGTACGGCAAGTCGCACGGCATTCACACGGTAGAACAGTACGAACAGCGTTTACAGCAAGAAAAGGATGCCGAAGACAACGAACGCTTTAAAACCGCAGGGCTAACGGAAGAAGAAGTCAAGAAGCTCAAGGGGTTCGATGTACTCCAAGCTGAAGTCGAGAAGAAAACCGTTGCCGAAGTCCAAAGGGATACCGATTCCCAATGGGCAGCGCTTTACAAGCAGTACCCCGATGTCGAGGCAGAGATTATGAAGTTCAACAAAGGCGAGGCACAGACAACCTTCAACGCTGAAATGCAAGCAGAGATTGCGAGGGGTGCTTCTCCACTAGCCGCCTATCGTTCCGCACACTTTGAAACGATCCTAGCGAACGCCACAAAGGGCATTAAGGAAGTCACGAAGCAAGAAGCGCTCAATCAACTGAGCAGCAAAGACCATATCAAAGCCAATGCCACAGGCGGCGGCGAAGTGGATCATGTGCAGATTCCCGAAGCCATGATGATTCAATTCAGAGCGTTAAACAAAGGAAAGACGGATGCTCAAATCAGAACATTCTACAAAAAACAGTTAGCAGGAGGTTAAACAATGGCCAATGCAGCAGGATTCAGACCCCGTTCCCGTCCTGGAATGGGTGAATTACCATTTGAATTTTTACAAATGACCGATGGCGAAGCTTCTGTTTTAGGCGAAGCGCTTGTCCAGACATCTGGAAAGTTAACGAAATGCGCAGCTACCACAAGACCGCAGTTCGTTGCCGCACAAGCCGCAGCTATAGCCACACCAGGCGCGATTATTGCCGTATGGCGTGTAGACGATTTAACCGAGTGGACTACGCAGTCTATGGCGACCGTAGCTACTACGTTAAAGGGCACGAAAGTTACCCTTCATACAGACGGTTTATTGGTTACGGCGACCACTTCAAGCGGTGTAGCAGAGATTGGAAATACAGACGGAGCAACGACCACTTCCAACGTGACCGTTCGCTTTCCATAAGGGGGATTGACAGATGATCTTTTCAGAAGCAGCCGGACTCAATAACTCGATATTCGGCAATAGCCAATATCCAATCAAGATGATGCTAACCGATCAATCCGAAGCCTTTGAAGCGGAATCGGTATTGCCTTATATCTTCAATATGGACACTACTTCCAAGTGGGCAGAAAAGTACACGTATGAAACATCTTTGCCAAATTTCCAACCAGTCGGAGAGCAGGGTATTTACCCCGAAGGTGGATTCCAAGAGGGTTACGGTTCTGTTATTGTGCCCGATGAATGGAAACTGCAATTCTCCGTCACCCAAACGATGGTGGAAGATGCCATGTTCGGCAAAGTGAAGCAGAAAGCCTACGGATTCACCAAAGCCCACTATCGTACACGCGAACAGTTTGGTTTGGGCATCTTGAATGCAGGTTCTGCCACAACGATGTCGTTTGGCGGTAAATCTTTTAACATTACTTGTGCCGATGCGTTAGCCCTCTTCTCAGGCGTTCACACCTCCGTTACAGGTGGTACAGGCACACAGTCCAATTACTTCGCTAATGCTTTCTCCTACGATGCCTTGTGCTTAGGCGAGGAACATATGCGTTATTTGACAGATGATGATGGAAATATCTTAGATATCAGTCCAGATACAATTATCATTCCTCCCAAGGCGCGTATCTTGAAGCTGGTCTTGGATGCCATTGGAGCCGATGAAGGCACGCCAAACACCACTAACAATTCCTTCAACATGCAGTATGGGCGCTGGAATGTTATCATGAGTCCTTATTTGACCAACACCGCCTCCGTCACCGCAGATACGTGGTATTTGATGGACAGCAAATGGAATGAAATGTACGAAGGTTTAGTGATGTTGGATCGCGTTCCTTTAACCGTCAAGTCGTACATTGACGAAAAGACAGATGCCAACATCATAAAAGGGCGTTCGAGGTACGTAGCCAAGCCTAATCGTTGGCAGGCAATTGGCAAGTTTGATCCAGGAATTGGGACTACTACATTATCCTAGGAGTGATGAAATGAGCTTACAAAATCCAAGTGATTTTACTACGTCTGACCATGACGGATATATTCAGTTTGACGGAGCAATCGACATTCCGCAGACGGTGGCAGGAACCTCAGCAAGCGCAACAGGCACGGCATTGCGATCAGCAGGAACGGCTTTGGTTTCTTCTACCCAAGCCGCTGCCTACTACACATTGACTCAGCCTTTAGCTACACCGAGGAACACTACAGCCGCAGGATACCGCAAGACTATCATTGCTACGGCAGGTACCACAAGTTTGACGATTGTCATTAACTCTAGCGGAGCTACGTTTGATGGAACAAACAACATAGCCACGATGAACACCGGAACGACAGGGCCAACGAGTTTAGACCTGATTAGCCTTTCTACGACTCGTTGGTACATCAAGGGCAATGTTGGATCGGTCGTATTTACGACTTCTTAATTACAACGAACGGGATAGAAGGCATTCGACAAGCAAGCGACTCCACTTGTTTCCCGTTCGATCATTGGAGATACAGAGGAGAATGTATGAAGAAAGTAGCCATTTGCGGATTTGCCATTTCCAGTTTACATTTAGCACCATTCAACAATAAAGAATTTGAAATATGGGGGTTGAACGACCTTCACACTCAAATAAAAGCCGATAACATCACCCGTTGGTTCGATATTCACCCGAGAGAACAGTTAGAAACAATGTCCGTACGAAACGGAATAGGCACTTATTTAGACGGTCTACGAGCCTTACCATGCCCTGTTTACATGCAGGAGCAACATAAGGACATTCCGAACTCAAAATCGTATCCAAGAGCTATAATGACCGCTAAATACGGTACGTACTTCACTAACTCAATTAGTTGGATGTTGGCGATGGCAATAGATGAAGGGTACAAGGAGATTCATTTGTACGGCGTGGATATGGCGCAAGGATCGGAGTACATGGATCAACGCCCTTCGTGCGAGTACTTCATTGGATTAGCCCGAGGCATGGGTATTATTGTGAAGATTCCGAAAGAGTCGGACTTACTCAAAGCCCCACATTTATACGGATTTGAAGAACAGAAGCAGACGGAAACCCAAAAAAAATACAGTGACCGTTGGCAGGAATTGAACAAAAGATTGCTTCACATCGAGCAAGAAGAAGTCAAAGCCTTAACGAATGCAGGGTATTATCAATTAGTCAAGGAAAAGTATTTTCTGTTAGGCGCATTGGAAGATACCGAATATTACATGAAACAATGGTAGGAGGATTACTATGGCCTTAATGAGTTTAGAAGAAGTCACGCAGAACATTACCACGCCGGATCGGTCATTGCTGTATCACATTTTAGTCCAACTCATGGAAAATAACCGCCTCTTAACACAATTGGTTGAGAAGCCAAAAGAAGCGGAAGCGGTCAAAATAGTGTTACCTGTTTTAAAACGTTCGGAATTAATGGAATTAGTGAAGAAGAAGAATCCGCCTAGAGGTTGGATCAAGTGGAGCAATGAAAAGATGCTTGAATTTACGAAGGAGGTTTAATCATGTCAGGATCATTAGCCAGTGCTTACGCAGTCGCTACACCCGCAACCATCACTACCTTAAGTTCGACACAGACTTTTCCCGTCCTCTCAGCGAACGTTGCAAGACGTTATGCCTTATTCATCAACGATTCAGATACGACAATGTACCTAGGCATTGGTGCTACCGCAGCTTTAAACACAGGCATTCGCTTAAACGCAAATGGTGGGAGCTATGAAATGGCGGCAGGTCACGGAAACATTTATACAGGCGCTTTGACAGTGGTTTGTGCAAGTTCAGGAAAGAATTTGATCGCAATCGAGGGGAATTAAATGGCAACAACTCTGTCAGATATCCGATTTGAAAGCGAACAAATCTTACCACAAGGGGCATTAGACGATATCAAAGTCATCAAGTGGTGTACACAGGCACAGGCTGACTTCATGCTCCGTATCTTCATTCCAGCTAGTACAACTTTAGCCATAGACACGACAACCTTATCCTATGCACTTCCTGCTAATCTAAAAGAGATTCGCCGATTGCGGTATCAAAGCGACTTGGACAATAACTTGAATCTACCTGTAACCCCAGTGTATACCATCTACAACGGTAACTTTGAAGTGCCTTATCCGTTCGCAAAGGTAGATACACTCTTAATTGACTATTACCGCTACATGACCACATTCACAGCCATGACGGATGTAATTGATTTAGACGACCGCTTTAAGCCATTATACACGTCTTATATCGAGTCGCAATACTTTCTTACACCCGAAGCCATTAATGCCATGCCAGGACGTACAGCGCGGTATGTGCCTTGGTTGATTGCCAGCCAGCAGTACACCGCAACCTACAACATGATGAAGAAGCAAGTCGCCAGCTCCTATAACTTGAATATCGGGGTACAGAAGCCAAAAGAGTCGGGATGGGGAAATAAATGAGCGATTACGATTTTACCGTAGGCGACCTAAACAGCCAAATCAAGAAGCAAGGAAAGATGAACATTGCTCAGCTGGGCAACTCTGCAACCGATCAGAACACCTATATTTATTACTACATGACCCAAGCCCTATGGAAGTACGCAGGAATTATCTTTCGTAAAAAGATTTCCGATCCTCTCACATTAGCGGCAAATGGCTATGTCACGTTTCAAATCAGTGGCGTGAATATTGCAGATATGTACAGTCCCATCAAGATTCTCGTTGCACCCGAAGTCTCAGGAAGCACGTTTTTGCACCGCACCTCATTTGATGCACCGTCAGGATGGTTTAAAGAGTCGGCTAATGACCCGATTCACATTAAAGGGGCAGGAAGTTATGTACTCCACTACCGCGCTTTACACGCGAAGATAACAAGCGAATCACAGACATTGGATATCCCGATGCAAGCCGTTCGATTAATTCAATACGAAGCACTTGCACAGATATTCCACAGTTTGAACGATACCGCGAATGCCACAACCATGCGCAGTATAGCTGTTGCGGAGGTTCCGATTGTGATTCAAGCGAACATGGATTCGAGTAGCGCAACAACTGGCGGCATTGTGCCTTCTCAGAACATGGCAGCAAATTACCGATAGGAGGGTATGATGGCTTACGAAAACAAGTTCGAATTAGAGACAACTTCCTATCTCGGGTGTAATACTGCCGTACAATTTTCGTTGATACCTAAAGGGCAGTCACCACGGATGAAAAATTGCTATCAAGACGAAGATGGGGACTTGTCAAAGCGTCCAGGAACCGTTCCTTTAACGACTTCTGCTTTAGCGGCGGTCATTGCCTATCTGACTGCCTATAAAATATCGCCGTCCACCAGCGCAGGCGATAAGATATACGCCACAAGCGGAACAACACTCTATCAATTCAACGGTACGACTGCCTTTGTCGCACAGACCATGACAGCCGCCTTGGCAACGTCCGACATCCACTCGATTGGGTTTACCAACTCAGCCGTGGTTTCAAGGCTTTTAATCGCCGACACAGGCGCTTTAAAGCAGTATGATGGCACAGCCGTAACTTTGGTAGCGCCTGCCGCAGACGATGCAGGTCCTGCTCCTGCAAATGGATTGGCAGCGATTAACCTGTTGGGTAACAAGTTCATTTGGAACTTCACAGGGCATGTGTTTGTTAGCCCAGGGAGCGATACGATCTTTTATTCCAAGTCGTACATTTTCAATTACTTTCCGATTACTTTCTTTTTTCAACTCGAAAGAGACAATGACTTTGTAAACGGCGATGGCGTAGAGTATGATTCCGTTTGTTTAATCCCCATGCGCAGAGGTTGGGCAATTTTAACGGGAACGGATGCGACCAATTACGCAGCAAGCACCTTCTTAAACACGGAACATGGGGTGATTGCTTGCCGATCCATTGCCACAGTCACCTATCCAGACGGCACGCAAACCATTATCTTCCTATCGGACAATGGAGCGCATGAGGTATATATCGTGACTTCATCTGGGGGAAGCAGGCAGTACGCCACAAGGTCACTGATGCAAGGAAAGATTGACTTTGTTGGCTTGGGACTCACAGACGCAGAGAAAGGCGCAGCCGTGGGCGTGTTCCATTCGGAGAAGTTTCTCTATCTGCTATCGTTCCAAAAGTCGGGAGTGGATTACACCTATGCCTATGATACCCGTAATAAAGAATGGTATACGGATTGGTTGACGTTCAACGCCAAGTCTTATGTCTCTTTAAATGGGACATTGTACTTTGCAGGAAGCGCCAAACATTTGCAGAAGTTTGACACCACTCTGTTTAGTGATTGGAACGAATCCACAAAGTCTACAGGTACTTTTGTTTTCTTCAAGCGGTATTCTAACGCATTATCGGCTGAATTTAGTGGATTTGAAACGTTTTGGGACGCATACTTAGTGGAATCCAAACAATGGCTCGTTCCTGCAACATTGGATATTACCTTTATATTCACATCCAATACCGATGTCATGGCGAACATCATCATCAATGAAATCTTTGTTGAAGGTGTCTCGCGTTGGGGATTTGCTAGGTATGCCAACATCAATTTTACTGACACTGTAAATAATCCAAATGAAATCTTGTTCGATTATTCAAGACTCTCCAAATACACACAGGTTCTTTGGGAGAATAACCGTGATGAACCTGTAAAGATTTTCAAGGACAAGTTCAAAGGAAGAAGTTCAGGAAAATAATATAGGAAAATAAAGGGATTTGCGGTATAATTAATAAAGGAGGTTATTTATGACAACACCTGTCACATCGATTAATAAAACAAATTTAATCGCGCTTGACCCAAATCTTGCAACAGATCAAGTCGCAGATCCTGCCTTGCGTAAAGCTTGCTTCGATGAAATCTATGCCTACTTTGATACCTTTGTAACAGCCTACAATGCGTTTGTAGCGAATGGCGGCATAGCAACGGCGAATATAGCGGACTTAGCTGTAACCACCGCTAAACTAGACTTATTGGCAGTCACAGCGGCGCAGATAGCCAATGCAACCATTACAGCAATACAGTTAGCTGATGGAGCAGTAAATTCAGCAAAAATACTGGATGGTTCAATTGTAGATATAGACATCAACGCTTCAGCCGCTATCGCATGGACAAAGATCAGCAAAACCGCATCAAGCTTATTAGACTTAGCCACTCGCTCAGCAAGCGACTTGTCAAGCGGAACATTGAATGTAGCTAGGTTTCCGACTGCCATCCCTGCAACGTCTATCGGCAATGCAGATGTGGATAATACAAAATTAAGTTACATTAGTTCACTTTCATCCAATGCTCAAACACAAATTACGGCTAGACAGCTTTCCTCAGAAAAAGCTCAAGCTAACGGATACGCTTCACTAGATAGCGGCGCAAAAGTACCTATTGCTCAATTGCCTGATGCTGTTGTAGGTGCATTAGAATATCAAGGCGCTTGGAATGCGTCAACGAATACGCCAACACTTACGGCAACTCCAACGACTTTAAAAGGGAATTATTATGTTGTCAGCGTAGCAGGAACGCAGTTTACAATTAGTTTCGATGTCGGGGATTGGATTGTATCTAACGGTACAATATGGCAGAAAATTGACAACACAGATGCTGTTCCTTCCGTATTCGGCAGGTTAGGCAATGTAGTAGCTGCAACAAACGATTATACCTTTGCTCAAATTGATAAAACGATGAGCAGCATAGCAGATTTGACGACAAGATCGGCCTCAGATTTAAACGGCGGTATAGTCAATGTCGCTTATATCCCAACAGGCATTCCAGCAACCTCAATCGGGAATGCAGATGTCACGAATACGATATTAAGCTATCTCAATACGCTCACATCAAACGTTCAGACGCAAATCAATAACACCGCTCCTTTGACCCATGTCGGCGCTGGTGGATCTAGTCAGCATCCAGATGCTACAACTTCACAATCAGGATTTATTAGCGCAGCAGACCTAATTGCTTTCAGAGCTTTATCACCCACAGGACTTGGAACCTATGCAATTCCAGTAGGGCAAATACTTAGTTTTTGGGGTAAATACTCCATCGAACAAGATGCAACAACAGGAGAAATGGTCATATATGAGATATAGGATGGTGACATATGGCGAGTAGGTATTTCGTAGGGACAGGAACGTGGAACGCTTCACTGACAACGAATTGGGCTTCATCAAGCGGCGGCGCAGGGGGGGCAAGCGTTCCAACGAGCACTGATGATGTATTTATAGATGGACTCAGCGGAACTTCTACTGTCATTACAACAAGCGGAACAATCAGCTGCTTAAGTTTAAATTTTACAGGGGCAATAACACCTACATTTGCGGGAAATGGAACGCTGTCTGTTTTTGGGAATTTAACAAGAATTGCAGCTATGACATGGACATTTAATGGCACTTTTAAATTTGTCGCTACATCAACAGGAAAAACTATAGCTTGTGCAGGTGGTTCTTGGGCAGCGGGCATTTTATTTGCAGGAGTCGGCGGGGGATGGACACTTCAGGATGCGCTTAATGCCACATCGCAAGGAATTACGCTAACGAACGGCGCCATCACAAGTGGAAATTTCCCGATCAATTGTTCTTCATTTACAAGTAATAACGCCGCTACTAGATCGTTGACTCTAGGAGCATCTATCTTTACCTGTGCAAATTGGCTCTGTGATACTGTCACAGGGTTTACATTTAGTGGGGCATCCTCTTCCATCGTCCTATCAGGGACAGATTTTTACGGCGGTGGACTGACTTACGGAACCGTGACTTCGAACAGTACTAATCTTACTATCAGGGATTCAAATACCATAGGAAACATCATTATCAATGCGGGAAAGACGTTAAAACTAGTATCAGGAACAACCCAAGCGGCAACAACGTTTGCTTCAAATGGGACTTTAGCAAACCCTAGTACACTCCAAGCGGTAACAGGTGGATCAGCGGCAACCGTCTCACTTCCTGCTGGACGGTACTTTATGCGTCACACTTCTTGTAAAGACATTACAATCAGCGGAGCAACCAGCATGACAGATATTGCAGGAACGAATACAAGTGGTAATACAGGCATAACTTTCGTAACCAAGTTTGAAATGGGCAGAATCAAGAATGACGGTTCATTCAACTGGTACAGTTCAGCTACCGGAGCATCAGCTAAAGTAAGCGGATAGGAGAAACCATGAAAATTATATTAATATTAGCATTGCTATGGGTTGCTTTTTGCAGTTCAGTTCAAGCCTCAACATTCAGTGGTTCCCTAACCATAGGCACATTGATTCATCAAGGAAAGACAACGGATATTAACAACCTAAAGAATCACACTGTCATTGTATTTCAGTACGAAACCATCACAACGAACGGCGTTAGCAAAAAACAAGGCGAAATAGGCGCAGGGGTTATTATCGACAAACGTCACATTCTAACAGCCTTTCACGTAGTCACAGACATTGTTTATAACCCTAACAATGCTACAGACTTGGGAGCCTACTACAATACGATAGACCATCAATCGCACTATTTAACGATAGAAAAGTACGATAAAGACAAGGACTTAGCGTTGTTGGTCATAGAAAACAGTGCACCTGACTTGATAGGAAACCCGTTAACATTATCAACCAATATAACTGTGGGTGAAAGCATCTTTACTATCGGACATCCTGACCAAGGATATGATTTAACTGTTGGAACAGTGTCTGAAATCCATCTTGCAAGTGCAGGAACTAAAATACCACTCAATGCCAATATAAGAGCAGGAAACAGCGGCGGTGGCGTTATTAACTCCGATGGTGAACTGATTGGAATTG